GACGGGCGGCTCTCGCCTGCTCTTGCTCGCGCGCTAGTTCATCGCTAATCCGCACAATCTCTTCATCTGACATGGAAGCGAGCTTTGACCGAATAACTGACTTCATCTCAGCGCCGAATGCGCTGGCGGCTCTCGCCTGGGCGATGAGACGGAGAATGATCCTGTAATTCTCGCAGACGCCGCATTCGCATGGAAGGTTGAATCCGTGCGCCCGATCCAGCGACGACTGCACCTTCGCGGCCAGCGCGTCAAACTCCTGCTCACTCAGCGGCTCCGGCGTCACGGGAGGCGGGATCGGATCAGTAGGCGTCATGGGCGCTCCGTAGGCTTGTAGCGTGCTGACAACTTGTCGGCCTTCGCTTGGGCCGCGTTCGCCTTGTCCTGCCACTTGCGAGCGTCAAGAACGGGCTTCAGTAACTGCACCACGGCCTCTAACTCTGGCGTGGACTGCACCGAATCAATGACCTGCTGGGCCAGCCTGTAGGCACGCGCGGGCGGATGTTCAACGTCTGGAGTCATCAGGGCGTCGGCTCCTTCGGGGCGCTGGCGAGTTCCGGTTCGTCGAAGAACTTCTCGCTCAAGCGCAGCCAGCTTTCAATCTCAAACCACGCATCGCCGAGCAGCATCCACTCCATGCCGCAGTCGGTGCAGCGTCGGTAGTCGTCGGTGTATTCTCCGTGCTGATGCGTGCAGGCCGTCATTTCGCGTCTTTGTGAACGTCGGACCAGAGACAGCCGTTGTCGGGATGCGATGGCTGCGAGGCACCGATGTCGGTAGTAACCCGCACATTGCACCACGCGCACGAGCCGGACCATTCGCGGCTGAAGTTGCCAGTCCGCTTGAACCCGACGGTGCGCGTCGTCGCCAGCCACGGACTCGGCAGCTTCCTCACCCGCTCCCGCAGCGTGGCCCCGTCCGACTCGGCTTGGCGCACGCGGGCGATGATCTTCTCGGCCAGCGCTCCGTAGTCGTCCACTTCGCCATCGAACAGGGCGGCGCTTAGGGTGTGAAGCGCCTTGAAGGATGCGGCGTGTGCCTCTGAAAACTCGCCGCAACGCACGACGAGCCGGTCGATTTCGGCCTTCGCATCGCTAGAGATCGTCTCGGCCTGCTCGGCACGGTGCAACAGCGTGGCCCCGTCAGCACGGAGACGCGAGACTTCCGCGAGAAGGTCGGGCACGTCGTCACGCGAATCAGCCAATTTGTCTAACGTCTCTGCAATTCGGCACGCCCAACAGTGACTCGCTGGAAGGCGATATTCCTCATTCGGACTGAGACAGTAATCCGCAATCGTGTCGGCGTCATCGCGCAAGAGATCGGCCGTCCACGTCGCCTGTGTCTCTCGCCGCTGAATCTCCTTCAGCCGCTCCTCACTCATCCCCTCGGGCCGGGGCGCACTCTGGCTAGACACCACACATACCCTCACATTCCATCGCAGCGAACAGATTTGGATCATCGGCCTTCGGTGCCTCCGTGACGGCCTCCATCAACGGCACGCGCGCTCGGTGCATAAACTCTTGGGCGCGCATCCCTCGGCTGTGCCCCGTCCGAAGCGCCGCGTCTATCTGGACAGCATCTGCGAACTCGTTCGGGCGTTCGCGCTTCATCGTGCGCCAGAACTCACCGTCATGAAACGGGCAGCCGATACATGCCGACTTCGGCGGTTCTTGAAAGCCGTGCGCCTTGAGCCACGCCACGCAATCGGTGCGCGACATGTTGCGTTCCACAAGCGGCCAGCGATTGACGATGTAGCGTTGCCGTGCGTCCTTCATCCGCGAGGCTTCGTCAGTGGAGATCCCAATCCACATTTGGAACGTGCCGGCCGGGATGTGGTCACGCCGGCCAGCACCGATGATGCGCCGCAGTTCACGAGCAATCGGCTTGAGCTTGTATTCGGAATGTGCATTGCCGTTGGCCCATCCCCCTTCGGCCGCGCTCGTCGAGCGTGAACCATGGGACCGCTGCGAATCGTTGCGCAGATGTCGCGCAACTCGGCCAACATCACCGTGCGTGTCGGCGTCGGATCGGTGCGAGATTGAATCTTCCAGCGCATGGTCATCGGGTCTTCCCACTGCACCGCAAACTTGTTAGCGAACCGCTTCATCCCTCCCCCTTCCCGGTCACGCCGCACACCCTTGAGGGCGCACGGTCAGTCATCGGCCAGACTCCTGCGAGCAGTGATCACACAACGTCAGGCCGTTGACGACGTTTTCGTTGCCTGGAACGCCGCCGCGCTTGCCGTGACACTTCGCGCAGTTGTCGCGCATCGCCGTCTTGGGCACAAGGGCCGTTTCACCCGGATTGAGCCAGCGTGGGCCAGCAAGCCGCGTGCGGTCGATCGCGCGAATCCGATACCGCTTCGGCGTCTGGCCAATTACTTCGACCTGCTGCCGTGTGCGGCCTTCCCAGCCGTCGAGTAACAAATAACCTATGATCATGCCCTCCCCCTTCCCGGTCACGGGATCGTGCCCGTCAGCGTGTTCTTCCCAGACGCCAGTCAGAATCGTGTATCCCACCGTCTCACTCCTTCTCCCGCCGGTCACGGGATCGCGAACGACGCAGGCGATGTGCCGTTGTTGATAACCGGGAACGGCGATCCCGAGGAGGGGCTGGGTTGAGCAGCCACCCGCCGCCAGCGGCTTTCGCCGCACTTCCATCGCCATGCGTCGATCGCGATCTCGGACCTCCCCTACTTAGATCTCAACGTCTTCGAACATCGCGAGCATGCGGCTGATCCAATCGATGGCTGCGCCCGTGTTGATTTGCCGCGGCGTCACGCGCAAGACCCGCCAGCCCTCGATCGCCGCCTCGTTCGCCTTCTCACAGTCACGCTCGAGTCCCATCCCGCGCGTGTGACGACCGCCCACAAATCCGCCGCCATCCACTTCACAGGCGATGCGTTTCGCCGGCCACGCCAAATCGAATCGCCAACGTCGAGTCTCATGAAATCGATACTCGCAATGGGGCAGGTCGAGCTCGAGCTGTCGGCACTGCGTCACCAGCCCATCGGCCGCATTCGCCACTGGCATCTTGAACTTGTTCCCCGCCTTCAGCCGCAGGGGGCTCACGTCGTCCTCGCGCCGGAGGGAGACTCGATCACGTCCCAACTGCCAACTCGACGAAGGCCGCCAACGTAGATGCCGCCGTTCTCTGCGAAGTCGATGTCGCGTGAATTGAGCGCGTGTTGACGCTTCACTTCGTTGTAGAGCGAGTGATACGTCAACGGCCTCGGTAATTCCACTGACCAGGACTTGTGGCCCGCGCCGACATCCGTAAACTGCACTTGGACTGTCCTCATCTCGTCACCAGCGCCAGATTCGTGCTCTTGACCCCTGACCGGCCGCAGACGCCACATTGCAGTTCCACGCTCCGGCACGTCGGCGTCTCCTCGCGTGAAATCTCGATCACCGTCGGGCCAGTCGGGCATTGATTCACCGGCCCGCACACGCAGGTCGTCAGCAGCCAGTTCGGTGATGGCGTGAGCGTGAAGCGATCCAGCTGCGTCATGCCGACCCTCTCATATCGGACAATTGCGCCTCGATCCGCCGCACCATCGCTCGCTCGCGTGCCCAGCGCCGCCGATGCGCGACGCGACACCGCGCACAGCGGAGCGACCGACACAGCGCTCGACGGCCGCAGCGGCAGCGCCTCATGACGCCTTCCTGGCCTGTTGCGCCGCCTTCCGGCGCGCAACAACCGGGTTCCGCTGCCAGCACGTGCAGCGGACGACGAACGTATGCGACGGATGGTTGTCGCGGCGGCCGCAGTGCTGCGCGTCGAGCTGCTGCTCATGCGGCGGCAGCGCCCGGCCGGCGTGCGGCCCCGACCCGCCGCAGCGCACCGTCTGCCAACCGCTCGGCTCGTCGTGACACGCCACGCAGAAAAAGCGCGGCCCGTCGTCGTCCGACTTCGGCTCGGGCAGCATCCGCGCGGCCTTCGCCACCGCCTCGTCCGCCTTCGCGATCTGCCCGACGCGCTCGCGGATCGCCGGCGCCGACGGGAGCGCCGATTCGTAGTCCTTCCGCGTGACGCGCGCCAGGTCGAAGCACGCACGCTCGACCATCACCGGGTCGAGATCGCCGAGCGCGTCCTGATAGACCAGCACCGTCGGGGTGTCGATGCTCGATCCGCGCGCCAGGGCGAGCTGCGCGACGGCCCAGCCAATCGCCTCGGTGCTGTCCAATTCGGGCAGCGCGTTTGGGCGCGTGAAGCGCGAGATCGCCGTCGTCACACCTGCCTCCGCGCGGCGAAGGCAGCGCTCAACGCCGCCATCGTCGAGTGGCCTTTCGTGTGCGGCGACGGCGCGGCCGGCGCGACGGCGGGGTGTGCGGCGGCCCACACGGCCCGCCAGAAGTCGTACGGCTTGTCGCCGGGCACTCGGTCGCCGAGCGTGCTAATCGTCGCGTCTACGAGCCGCGAGACGTGCGCCTCGGCCTCCGTGCGGTCGCCGCCGAGGCGTAGGTACCACTCCTCGGCCAGCTTCGGCGGCACGCAGATCCCGCGCTCGCACGCCGCCCAGGTGCCCTGCGGGCAGAGCGTGTGATTGCCCATGAGGCCCGTGCGGGGCCGTGGCTTCGGTCGCGTGAAGCCGCCGGCTGGCGCGATGGCGATTGGTTCTCTCGCGCTCTCTCCGGTAGAGCCAGATCCCGCAGACTCAGACTCATACGCAGACTCATACTTCGCGTCCCGCCCGCGCGCGCGTAAGGGCGTCTGAATGGATTCCGACTCGGAATCCGGCCGGACAGGCCGAATGGATTCCGACTCGGAATCCGGCCGGACAGGATCGACCTGTCCACCGCGCCGCGCTTGCTTTCTCACTCGATCCTGATGTTGGTATGCCTGCACCTGGGCCTTCGTCGGGTTGTGGTCAAGGAAGTCATGGATTCGAAAACCCTCAGACTCGACGCTCCATAGCCCGACGCGCACCAGTTCGCCCGCTAGTGCGTACGGCCCCCGCTGACCCGCCACGAGCGTCGCGACCTTGGCCCGCGGGATAAACCCGTCCGTGAGCGTGCGACGCGCGTAGAGCAATCCTGCGAGCCACAACCACCCCGCCTGTCCGACCTGCGGGCCGAGGTTGAGAAACTTCGGATGGTCCGTGAGGCAGTCATCAATCGACGCTTTGCCCATCAGTTCCGCCCCTTGACGACGCACATGTGTCGGATATTGTCAATCGGTTCAGTAGCGCGCGCGTGCGCGATCTCGGCGAGCGCTCGCGTGGCCTTCGCGCGGGCGTGCGCCGCCTGGCCACGTTCGCGCCGCAGTCGCGCGACGACCTTCGTCTCGTCGTAGCCGGAGAACCGGACGGAATGGCGCAGCCGGCGCGACAGGCGCGCGTCACGGATCGCGACCATCCGGTGACGGCGGTCAATGCCGCGGCGGAGAACGACGACCCACGCGCCGATGAGCGCCGCAAAGACGACAGCGATGGCGGTCACGCGGTCGCTCCTGAGAACGCTGCGCGCATCCGCAGCAGCCAGTCCTCCACCCACTCAGCCGCGAGCCTGGACGGTTCGTGATTGTCCGGCGTCTGACCGGGCTTGATCTGGAGGAACCACACCTCTGAAAGTCGCGAGGCGTTCGGCGCGAGATTCGGGATCTGGTCGTAGGCGCACTGCCGCACGTTCGCTAGTGTGCCGACCAGACAGGCGCAGGCGCCCTCGTAATGCGACCCGTCGATGCGCCCTTCCTTGATTGCTGAAAGGAGCCCTGGCACTTCGGCCGGCGACGCCGACAGCACAGCCCAGAGATCATCGCGAAACTGGGACTTGAGCGAATCAGAGAGGTTCGCCTCCGAGAGGTTCGCCCGCGAGAGGTCCGCCTCCGAGAGGTTCGCCCCCGAGAGGTTCGCCCGCTCATCCAGCGCCGCGTGGATCGCGTCGCGCATCGTCTCGGCTTCCCCGCTCCAGATCACTGCGTTGGTAAAGCGATTCACGATCGTGCGTGTCACTCCCCACCTCCAACCGTCGTCAAGCCAAGTGCGCTTTCGATTCCCAGGACCGGAGCACCCTGCCGGTCTCGGCGTCGGTCAACCAAAACGTCAGCGTCTCGTTCGCGTGGCCCGCGCAGTGCAGCCGCTCGGCGCGCAGGCCGTGGATCAGGTCGTGCGCTTCGGGCGAGAGCGTGGCGATGTTGTCGAGCTCGTCTGAGCCGCCCCGCGACCGAAAGATGACGTGGTGCGGGTGCATCGCCGTCAAGTCGCCTTCGTAGCGCGGCTTCAGCCGGAGCGGCGTCCCAAAGGCCCGGCAGTGGCCGTGGTCGCGTTTGTAGGCTTCGGCCTTGCGGACTTCCCACGCCGCGGCCGCGTCGCGCTCGGCCTTCCGTGCGGCCTTCTCGGCTTCCGCTCGACGGACCGCGCGGCGATGCCGCAAGCCGTCGCGGAAACTGCCCGCCTCCGGCTTCCAACTCGGTTCGAGGCTCACGAGACCATCTCCAGCGGCCGAGCCTTCGCGGCCCGCTTGCGCTCACGCTCTTTCCGCTCCCGATACTCCCGCGGCGCCTCGAGCACCACGCCGCACTCGGCGGCGATCTCCAGCGTCCGTTCGATCAGTTCGGCGTACTTCGCCCGACTGAGCGTCGACGTGTGCGACTCACGCAGCACCATCGAAATTTCGCCCGTGATCGGGTTCGCGTGTTCTTGTTCGCCGAAGACTTCGCGCAGGATGTCGCGCTTCAGGTCGTCGATCCGGTGCCCCTCAGACCGCGCCCAGGGCGTGATCATTGCGTGGAAGCCCGCTTCCTGAAGGCGCGTCTTCAGCGCGCCAGGTCCGGCGACGATGACGTCGACGCACTGCCCGGCGTACTTCGCGCGGCAGTAGGCGCGCTGCTGGGCTGGGAAATCAAGATGAATGCGGCCATCCGCATCGACCTTGCCCACGAAAACGGCGGGGTCTTGGCTCATCGGCGTTAAAAGGGGATGTCGTCGTCGCGCGGGTCGCGCTCGTCGGCGCCGCCGGCCCAGCCGTTATCTGTCGGCGCCTGCTCGTGCGTCTGCGCGTGCCGGCCGTCTCTGATGCGCTTCGCCCAGCCGCGCGCCCGCGCCGCGTCCAGCCGCTTGTAGGCACTCGCCGGCTTGCCGTTCGAGGCTTTTTCGCCCTTCTCGTCGGCCTGCTCGGCGAAGTAGTCGAGACGCGCCGCGACCATATCGAGGTAGTCGGGCGGGCATTCCGAGAATCGCCGGCCCTTCATGGTCGGACCCATCCAGTCCCGCGGGTCTTTGGCCTTAACTTCAGGATCGCCGTACTTCCCATCGAGGTCCGCATCGGGGGCGGCGACCCTCCCAGGCGCGCCGCCCCCGGTGTGCCCTGCGGCGCCCTGCCGCAGTTCGCGCAGGATGTCTTTCAACGTCTCGTCGATGGAGCGCAGCACGTGCAGAGCGTCGGTGGACATCTACGCCGCCTCCCGCACTTCGGCCAGCTCTTCCGGCGTGTAGAGGCCCGCGAGCAGATCCGGGTAAATCATCCGCGCGAGGCGCGACGAGCAGCGCGCGACCAACATGTCGGTCGGCACGCGGCCCCACCCGCTCTTGTCCCACGCCTCTTGAGTCTTCGGCCCCCACGCGGCCTTGGTGCCGTCCTTGATCGGCCACGCCTGCTTCGCCATCTCAATCGTGTGCGTGAGCCGCATCGGATTACGCGCGCCCTTGCGCTTCGTCTCGTAGGTGACAGACGTTTCTGAGACTTCAATCGGCTCGAAGTACTCGGCGATGCCGGCCTTCAGCACCAAGCCGACCATGAGGGACGCGGCCAGGGCGTGTTTGCCTTCGAGGTTGTAGATGCACCGCAGGGAGGCCATCGCGGGTAGCCCGAGTTCGCGGCCGACCATGACCGTCGACAGCACCGCCTGCGGCGAGCCGTAGGCCGAAAACATTCGCGACTTGAACATGTCCTCGGCGAGCATCTGCGCCTGCCGCATCGACCGCGGGTCGAGCTGCCGTTCGTAGTCCTCCGGCGCCGGGGCCAGCACGTCGGCGTCGCGCGCGGGGGCTGGCACGAGCGACAAGAGTTCCGGCGTCGCAGCCTCGGTCGCCATCGGCGCTTGCGGGAGCGCGCGTGGCTTCAGCACGGCGTCGAAGTCAATCGGCGGGTCGGTGCTGAGCGCGATCAGGCGCCGCGCCAGCGCACGGCCGCCCTGCGCGTCGAACTCGTGCAGCGCCTTCGCCTTCGCGGGCGTGATCCCCATCGAGACGGCGCCCTGCACTTCCAGGCGCTCGTAGATGGCGTCGAGCGACCCGTGGCGCGCGAGCAGGTCCGCCGCGCTCTTCTCGCCGATGCCCGGTGCGCCCTTGACGTTGTCGGCCGAGTCGCCGACCAGACACAGGAAGTCGAGCATCTGTGCCGGTGTGACGCCGAACTTCGCTTTGACGGCGTCGGGGTCGACGAGCGATCCGTCACGGACGCTCTTCGCCTTCACGCGGTCGCCGACGAGCTGCAACAGGTCTTTGTCGGCCGAGACGATGACGACCGTTGTGTCCTCGTCGAGCGCGAGCGCCTTCTCGGTCGCCGCCGCGATCACGTCGTCCGCCTCAAACCCCTTCGCCGACCAGACCGGGAAGCCGTCCGCGAGCAGCACATCAGCCGCGAGCGCGATCTGGTGCTTCAGCGTGCCGTCTTCCTCCGGCCGGTTCGCCTTGTAGGTCTCGGCGATGTCCTTGCGGAACGAGCGCCCGGCGTCGCAGCAGATCGCGACGTGCGGCGCGCCGTTGGCCAGCGCCCTGACGCGCGCGACGATCTGCGTCGAGGCGTGATTCGGATCGGGCTCAGACTGGCTCGTGTGCCAGATCGGGTAGGCGATGGAGGACAGGTCGATGAGGACGATTTCGCGCGCCATGGCTACTCACCCTCCCGGTGCGGTGCGGCCGTCTCGAGATCGCCATCGGCTTCGTAGTCGGCCCGGACGACGGGCTCGAAGCACGCTTTGCAGAGGCACGTGCGCCGCCCCTCGTCGCCTTCGCGGAGGGTCGATTCCACGCGGCATGCCGGACAGACCGCCTCGCCGCAGTCGGCGCAGCGCGGGAGCGGTTCGTAGCGGTCGCCGAAGCCGCTGCACTTGTCGCAGGCGTCGTGCCCGACCGGCACGCGCCGGACGGCTTGCGCGGGCCCGTGACAGATTGCCGCGGCGGCTTTGAGAGTCATCGTGCTAGAATTGGTGGTCACTTCGTTTGCTCCTGTTTGTCGGGGTCGGCGTTCCCGCGCCGGCCCTTTTCGTTTACCGCCAGAACTTCCACCGTCGACACTCACTCGGCGCCGGCGCGATCCACAGCACGGCGCAACCGACGATGGCCACGATGAGCGCCGCGCGCACCAGTTCGATCACAGCCCCCTCCGTCGCCACGGTTCGAACAGATTAACGACGAGCGCGAAGACGATCACGAAGACCGACCACGCCAGCGTGCTCGCAGGGCTAATCACGGCGTCGTCCTCTCGCGCCGCGCACGAACCACGCGGCGAACACGAGCGCGCCACACCAGGCCGCCACCACGAAGACCGTCGCGACGACGGCGATCACGCCGACACCTGCCGCGCTTTGCGCGACCCGCGGCCGAACGCCACGACCGACTCGCCCGCTAGGAACCGATCCACCAGCACGCGCGAGTAGCGGAACCGGCCGATCGGGCGGCTGACTTCCAAGAACCGGAACTCGCCCGCCTTCTGGTGGGCGTAGAACGGGGCTTGCGACATCCCGAGCCGGCGCATCAGATCGCCGGGCGTCATCGGCTTGTCATTCACTGATTCACCGCCTGCTGAGAAATCTCGATGCTCGTGTTGACCCGCACCCCGACCGCGCAGGACTTCGCCAACGAGACGACCAACTCCAGCCGGAACCGATCGCCCAGCATCCACAGACGCGCGAAGTTCGGCGTCTCGTCTCCGGCGATCCACGCGCTCAGCGTGCTCTGGCCCGATTCGGCGTAGCCCATCGCCAGCGACGCGGCCTTCTTTTCGATCCCGCTGCGTCTCAGCGCTTCCTCGATCGCCACGCCAATCACGCGGTTGAACTCGTCCTTCCGAAGCGGCTTCGGATCGGCTTTCGCCTCCATCCGCAAACTCTTCGGATGCACGTCGCCCAGGCGATCGGCCACGCTAGCGGGCATGACGACCGCCGAACGGATCGATAGAGCTATGTCCCGCCTCGAGGTGGCCATCCGGCGACTGGACCGGCGCAAACGAGAACTGCGCGCAATCTTGGCGGCTCATGACCCAGCCTCTTTGGCCGAGCCGAACAGCTCCTCGGGCCGCACACGTAACGCCTCGCAGAGCGCGGAGACCGTGCGCCACTCAGGGGACTGATGCGGATTAGTCTCAAGACCGGAGATGGTCTGCTGCGGGACGCCGGACTTGGCCGCCAGCTCCTGCTGGGTCAGTCGCCGCCGCTTGCGAACATCGCGCAACGCCATACAGGAGAATTTACCGATATAGGGGTGACTTGTCAACAGGTAAATTGTCCTCCGCGCGATCTTTTTCTCCGTTATAACGGTAAAACGCCATAATGCCTGCACTTACCGTTGATATACCCATCCGCAAGTGGCACGATGCGGCCGTGCTGTCCGTTGGAGACTCCGTTCGCAAGCTCAGGAAGGGCCGCAAATGGACGCAGGCCCAGCTCGCCAAGAAGGCTGCCGTGGCACACACGACAGTTGGGCGCGTCGAAAACGACGGCAATTACACTCGTGAAACGCTGGAGGCAATCGCGAAAGCGCTAGGCACGAGCGCGGCGGGATTAGAACCGGAAACGACGTCTGACCGCGGCTGGCACGGGGATGGGGTAAAACCCTCACCAAAGGTTGGTGCCAACGATGCCGGGAATGTTGCTGGCCTTCTCGCCGCGAGAGAGGGCGAACGACTCGACTTATTTGTTATCTTCTCTGGAATCTTCGCCGAACTCTCCGCGGGACAGCCTTTGGACCAAGTATTGCAGGCTGCGGCGGATCGATCCCGTCGGCGCGAAAGCCATCGCTCTGCTCATCGATGATTTCTACGACCGCACGCAAGGGCGATAAACGATCATGCGTATATGGTGTTTTGTGCTCATAGCGCTGTCCGCCGGGTGCGGCAGTTCGCCTACCAACCAACCGACCGGGCCGACAGGCCCAAGCGTGCCTCAGTATGGTTTCAACTGGACCGGGACCTTCTCCGTGCTCTCGTGCGCCGAAACCGGAGATGGCGCCGGAGTTTGTGCGGCGTCAGGGGCCGTCGGCAGCACTGGAATCTACTCACTGACGCTCTCTCAAAGCGGATCGGTCGTGTCTGGCCCGTTCGCGATCGGCAATGAGGCTTTCCCGTCAACCGGCGGCACAATTGCGTCGGACGGCACGCTGAGCCTAACGGGCACTAATACCGCCAATGGTATAACCGACGTTGTCCGTTGGTCGCTACTGGTATCAAATTCGTCACTGGCCGGAACCGTGACGATCAGGTCGAGCGAGGCCAACGGGTCTGTTACGCTGACAGCCCAGATCGTCAGTTCCAGCCATCCGTGACCGATCCGCGCTGGCGCGGGATCTACCCGCACGGGGCCGGCTGGCGGGCCGTGGTGTCGCGCGGGCGCAGCCTGCCGCTTCTGACGCGCCACTTCCCGGCGGATACGCCGCTGCGGGCGATGCAGGACTGGCGCCGAGACGAGCAGGCCAAGGCGCGCCTGGCGCGCAAGCGTCGCCCGTTATCGGGCACTTTTGCCGTTGAGGCGAAGCGCTACCTCTCGCTCGTCGTCGGGCTGCCGACGATTGACGACCGGAGACGGGAGGTTGCCCACTGGATCGCCGCGTTCGGCGACCGACGGCGAGAAACCCTCACGGCCGGCGAGATCCGCGCCCAGCGTGATCGGTGGACGACGGCCCCGCGCTCGGCGACAGACCGGCGCCCGGTGTCGGCCGGCACGATCAACAAGCGGCTCCGGGCGCTCTCGAACCTCTACGCGGTCCTTGACGGCCCCCGCGCGCCCAATCCGGCCCGCGACGTGGACGAGCTGCGCGAGCCGGTCGCCGAAGCCCGCGCCGTCGACTACGCCGTGATTGCGCGGATCATCAAGGCCATGCCGGACCGCGGGCGCCCGCGCAAGGGCCACGCGCCCCCGGACGTGTCGGCCACGAAACTGCGCGTCGCGTGCTTGGCGTACTGCCAGATCACGCCCAAGCAGCTCAAGGCGCTCACGCCAAGCGATCTCGACCTGGCGGCCGGCCTGGTGCGGCTGCCGGCTCGAGCCAAGGGCCGCGGCGCCGATGCCGTGTGGGTGCCCCTGCTCCCGAAGGCCGTCGGAGCCTTTCGCGCCTTCGACGCCGCGAACCTCTACGGCCCCTTCTCGCAGCACTCGCTCAGGAAGTCCTGGTCGCGGGCCGCCCAGAAGGCCGGCGCGCCCGGCGTGCGGCCCTACGACCTGCGCCACACCTACGGCACGCTCGTCTACCGCGCCACGCACAGCCGTGAGGCCGTGCAGCAGTTGCTCCAACACGGCTCCTGGGAAACCTCGGCGCGGTACGCGATGGGAGCCGAAGACGATGTCCGCCTCGGACACGCCCGCGCCGTGGTAAAACATTTTGGTAAAACATCCAAACATAACACGAGGAAACACAAGGGTTTTCGGGGCGAGCCCGCGCGCCAGATCGGCCAGCCGGCCCGGCGAACATTGAGCAATTCGCGCAGAAAACCCATGAAATAAGTGGTGCGCCCGGCCCGAGTCGAACGGGCGACCCCCGCCTTAGGAGGGCAGGGGCATCGAACTAACTCTAGTAGTATCAATGTCTTGCAAGGCTGGTAAAACCATTGGTAAACGCGCCGGCCGGATTGTTGTCCGGGCCGCGCGACCAGATCCGTAGAAATCCGCACAACAACGGGCTTGTACGAATCGCGCGCGGATGCGAAGGTATCGCACCTTCCGCATGCGCAGCGCCTTCGCCCCGATTCCACTCGCCGCCCTCGTCCTCGCGGCGTCCTGCTTCACGCCCAACTCGCCCAAGCCGGCGCCGACGGCCGTCGTCACGGTCGACACCTCGCCGGGCGCGACCGACTGCACGTTCACGCTCACCATCGGGTCGTCGACTCAGACGAGCCCTGCGCACGTCGCGTCCGCGCAGTTCACCGTTCCCGAGTCGCAGGTCAACGCGGACTCCGCGACGGCGTCGTGCGCTGGCTTCCTGCCCGCCACGCAGTCCCCGGCGTCGCTCTTGTCGAATCACGTCACGCTCGCGCTGACGCCGGTGGCGCCGCCCGTGCCGCCCCTTCCGCGCGCGCCGACGCGCGATCAACTGCTCCGCGTGCGCGCCATCTTCCAAGGACTGACGGTCACGACCGCGCAACTGGGCACCGTGCCGAGCTGGGGGCCTGAAGTCGGCATGCTCACGTCGGCCGCCGACCGGCAGGCGACTTACGCCGCCCACAAGCGGGCGGGCGCGACGCACTTTGTGCTCGCGGTCACGTGCCACTACACCGAGCCGGGCGTCGCCTTTCCGAACGCCACGGCCTGTAGCAACGACTGGTCGAACGACCCGGCGACCCTGGCGACTCGCGTTGCCGAGGTGGTGCGCGCCGGCCTTTTCCCCGTCGTGATGCAGGGCGGCGACGAGCTGCCCTGGTCGACGGTGCGCGCGCAGATGCCGGCGTGGTACGCCGCGCTGAAGACGTCGCCAGACGGAGATCTGACGCCGTATATCGTCTGGTGTCTCGGCTTCGACAGCGTCGTGCCGATCCTGAACGCGAACGACACGGCCGTGCAGGATTTCATCGATACGACGCTGGCGACCCGCGCGGTCATCGGCAACGGCGCGCAGGTCATCGAATATCCGGCCGGCTGGGCATTTTGGGGTCCGACCGACGCGCGGTTCAACCTCGCCGGGCCTGGCAGCTACACGTCCACGGCTGGGCAGGCGCTCGATGGCGTACTGCAAGAGTTCGCGAACGACTCGCCGGGCAACGATCCGACGCCGACGGTTACCGGCTCGACCTACGACCCCGAGCACGGCTACACGCCGACGTGGTCGGCCGATGCGTCGCCGTGGATGCAGGTGTGGCAGATCGCCGCGCGCGGGCCGTCCTACACCGCGCCAGCAGACGAGCCTTTCAACGTCCGCGTCACGGCCGCAGGCGGTGGCCCGCAGGACGGCCAGATCGTCTCGGTCAGCGCCGACCGACAGCACGTCACGTCGTATGCAGCCGGCGTCTCGACGCCGCGCGGACGCTTCTACTTCGTCGGCTTCGAGTTCGCGACCTATCAGCATGTTCATGGGCAGACGACGCGCGCCCGTGTAGTCAAGGCCGGTCAGTACATCTCCGGCGTCGGCTACGACGCCGTGTGCATGCCGGCCGCGTCGAGCGGTCGGGCGACTGCTCGCTGGGAGGTGCGCCGATGAACCTGCAAGAGGAACACGCCGCCGCGAACCCTGCCGCCTATCGGCGCACGGCCGAGGCGGTCCTGATGAACGCGCTAGAGGATCTGAACGCGCCACTCAGCGACGACCTGCCCGTGATCTACCGGGCGCTCGCGGCCGGGGCGTTCCTGTTCGAGCGCACGGATCGGATCGTGCCGTTCTGGTTCGGCCTCGCCGGCGTCGACTTGCGCGCCTTTCGGGAGTCCCGACACGCCGCGATCCTGCGTGCGCGCTTCGCCGCGTGGCGCCAGCTCGACGCGCGGCGTCACGAGGAGGTCGCATGAGCCCCCGACACCACCACCAGAAACCCGACTGCCTCATCGGCAATGCGCACACCGAAGCCGCGAATCCGACCTCGTCGTGGTGGACCGGTATCGACCGGGCCGACTTCTCGCGCGAAGTGGCCGCGCAGACCCCGCGCATGCGGCGGTCGAAGTTCGGCAATCTCGACTCGCCGACGTACGGCGACGAGGACTAGACCGCTTTCGAAGGAGACTCCCATGAGCCCGCAAGTAAAGACCGGACTGATCGGCCTCGGCACGTTCCTCGCCGCGAGCGCACTCAACTACGTGATCGGGCATCTGACGAGCTTCGGCGTGCCGGCGGCGTGGCTGCCGGCGATCTCGGCGCTCCTGCCGCTCATCACGCACTACCTGCCGACGCCGCAGTCGATGGCCTCGTCCGCGAACACCGTCAGCACGTCGGGCCGGTAGCATGGCCGCAAAGCTGATCGACCCGCAGGGGTTGTGGCAGCAGGACGACGACGCACTTGATCGCGACGTCGACTTGCAGTGGTTCAGCGAGATCAAGACCGGCGTGTCGGTCTACGGCCGCACGTCGGGCACGGCCTCGAACCACATCCACCTGTATCACCACGACACCGGGGCCGATTCCGGCCTGAACCTCGATCCGCGCACGGGCATCGTGAGCCGTGACGGGAACCCGATCGGCGACGTCCTCGCGACGGCCGTGGTCGGCCTGGAGGGCATCGCCGGCAGCCTGATCGGGAGCGGCGTCGCGGCGGTCAACGCCGCCAAGCGGATCGCCTCTCCAAGCGGCGAAGCCGTCGACCTGACGGGGCTGGTCTTCGCCCCGCCGCACCCGTAAGGAGACTCGGATGTCTACCGGCGTGTCCTTCGTCTTGATCGCCACCGTCCTGCTGTGGGGCGGCTACGAACTCTTCGCGCTCGCGACCCATCGGCAAACGATCTCGCGCGGCATTCAGGACTCGCTGCGGACGTCGATCGGCGCCCGCTATGCGTGCCTCGTCTGCATCGTGATCGGCGTGTTGCTGGGGCATTTCTTCTTCCCCCTGTGCTGACCCCATGAACGCTGCTGAACTCCACGCGCTGCTGTCGAAGATTCCGAAGGCCGATCGGCGCGAAATCGAGGTCATGGTCGCGCGGGCGAAAGACGCTGGCCCCCCGATCGCCTCGCCGGCTGAGGACTCGTCCGGGTGGAACTATCCCGTCCGGCGCGCGGAGCGGCAGAACGCGGTTGTGCTGTCGCTGCGCTGGGTCGCGGAGAACGATCCGTGCTGACCACGGGCCAGAAAGTCACCTCGACCGACCCGGCCGACCCGGCCGTCATCGAACTACTGCGGCGTCTCTCGATCAAGGCCGCGCACGGCTCGCGCACGGCGTCGCGGCTGCCGCCCGGCTTGGACGCCGACGACTTGAAGCAGATCGCCCTGATCGCTGGCGTCGATGCGCTCGGCCGTTGGCGCGCCGATGGCGGGGCCTCGGTCGGCACGTTCGTCTTCCACCGCATGCGCGGCGCCGTCTTGGACGTGATGCGGTCGCAGGCGTGGCCGCGCTCGATGCGGAGCGTGATGCGGGGCGACGTCGATGCTAGCCCGCACATGGCGCGGCGCGTCTGCGGCCTGCACGCGATGCAGGCGAAGCCCGAGGCGCATCTGCCGGCAGGCTTCGGCCTGACGACGTTCGACGCGCCCGACGCGGCCCTGCTGCGGCGCGCCGATGGCGTGCGGGTGCGCGCGGCCGTCCTCAGGTTGCCGCCGCGGCTGCGGCGCATCGTCACCCTGTACTTCTGGCGCGGCCTGACGATGCGCCAGATCGGCGAACAAATCGGCGTGAACCAGTCGCGCGTGAGTCAGTTGTGCCACGCGGCGCTCGACCGGCTGCGGCGGACCCTGGCGACGCCGGACCAACTGGCGGCATGAGCGGCCACCCGCCCGACTCGAAGGTCTGGACGTGGGGCGCCGGGGCGTGGGCGGCCCTGAACTCGACCGCGCCGTACGTCGACCTCGAAGGCGGCATCCGCGCCCAGAAGACGACGGTCTTGTGCGCGAAGGTCTTGGCGCTCTGCTTGAAGCATCCGGGCATCAAGATCCTGCTCTGCCGCTGGACCGAGGAATCGCTTGATACCCAACTGAAGCCGAAGTGGCGCGAGCATTGCGCCGAGAACGGCGTCACGCTCGCGTGGAACGCCGAGGAGCACTACGACCGGCTGGAGAACGGGTCAATCGTCTACCTCCGCGGCCTGAAGCCGTCCGAGGGCGCGGCGCGCTACTCGAAGCTGCGCGGGCTCACGCTGGCCTTTATCGGGGCCGATCAGGCCGAAGAATTCCCGCCCGACTTCTGGCCAGAGTTCGTGGGTCGTATCTCACAGCCAGGCTACCCTCATCAGATCTGGCTCACGCCGCAGCCGGTCAACCCCGGCCACTGGATCGACGAGAAGTTCCCCGAAGACAACCGCGACCCGGCGTACTGCTACGTCCGCACGAACGTCTACGACAACCGCGCGGCGGTCGGCGACGAGTACATTGCGGGCCTCGAAAAGGAATACCCGCTCGGCTCAGCGCAGCGCCGCACGCTGCTCGAAGGGCGTCGCGGGCTGGCGACCGTCGGCCGTCCGGTCTATCAAGGACTCTTCGACCGACGACGTCACGTCCGAAACATCACGGCGAACAAGGATCTGCCGCTCTACGAAGGCTGGGACTACGGCCACGGGCACCCGTGCGTCGTGTGGGCGCAGTTCACGCCGATGGGCCGGTATGCGCTGCTCGGCGCGGTCATGGGCGAACACATGTCGATCGACGTCTTCGCGCCGGTCGCCCTGTACTACCGCGAGCTGTGGTTCGGCAAGCAGATCGACGTGCAGTCGACCGGCGACCCGGCCGGGCTGGCCGAGAGCAGCCAGGGGCTCCCCGGCAGCGTTGACGAGATCCTGGCCGGCTACGGCGTGGCGATCACGGGCTGCACGGGCGGCAACGCGCCCGAAGCGCGCGACCGAGCGATCAAGGCGACCGGGGCCTACATGACCCGCGCCGCGCTGGACGGTGGCCCGGCGTTCGCGGTGTCCGAGCGCGGCATGGTCGTCAAGGCCGGGGCGGACCCGCGCCCGGTCCCGCTGCTGCCCGACGGCTTCGAGGCCGGCTACGTGTGGGACGAGCGCCAGTTCTACGGGCCGCGCGTGAACATCCGAAGACCCAAGAAGGACGGCTTTTACGACCACAGCCAGAACGGCAACGAGTACATCGCGTTGTCGTTCGGGCCGGGGATGCCGAGCCAAGACGACTTGGAAGCGCACGAGCGCCGCGAGCTCAGGCGGGCGCAGCGCGATCCCGACGGCGTGGGCGTCGCGGTCGGGCGGTCGATGGTGGGCCGGATACGGCGGGGCTGAACGATGAAGAAATACAACCTGCACAGGGACGCCAAGAAGCCGTACCGCATCGCCCTCGATGACGAGGACCGCAAGACGTTCTTCGAGGAGCTGATCCTTGAACTGCAATCCGCCATGTCCGCGCGCAATGAGTACGTGCGCGAAGGCGGCCTCATCGATCAGTGGTGGGCGATGTACGAGCAGACGCCCGACTATGAGCGCATCCGCGACGGCCGGAAAGACTTTGCCTCGTGGATGCCAACGGTGTACGTCGACTCGATGGCCGACCGGGTCAATCAGGTCGTCTTCGGCGTCGAGCCGATCTGCATGGTCGAGGGCTGGCCGTCGTCGGCGCAGGGGCCGAGTTCGAGCGCCGATGCGGCGGCGAAGGTCGAAGCCTTCCACGAGTGGCAGGCCGACAACGAGCGGCTGCGGCTGGTCGCCGACAAGCTCTTCCGGGCCGGGCTCGTGGAGGGCAACGGCATTCTCGAAGTGTCCGAGCGTCGGCGCGTGGTGAAGACGAAAAAGACCATGCGCGCTGCGGTCGCGCTGAACGAGCACGGGGCCGTGCACCTGGACGAGCAGATGCGGCCGATCCCGCGCCGCGATGCGCAGGGCCAACTCGTGCCGCACGATCCGCACGATCCCGTGTTCAACGGCGCCGAGGCTCCGTCCGTCGATGTGTCGTACGAGGAAACCGCGACGCCCGGCGACGGCCCAGAGCACACGGTCATTTCAGCGAAAGACTTCCTGTACCTGCCCGTGCACGCGAAGAACATGGGGCAGGTGTACGGCTACGCGCGCCGGTTCTTCCTGACGGTCGCCGACTGCAAGCAGAAGGAAGCGCAGGGCGTCTACGATGGCGTGGACGCGCTTGGCGTGTCGCAGGAGCGCCTGACAAACGAAGAGGATCGCCGCCTCGGCCAGACCGCGCAGGACGCCTCGACCGACGACCGGGCGATGAAAGAACTGTGGCAGGTGTCGCTCTACGTCGATCTCGACGGCGACGACGTGCCCGAGTGGGTCATCGCGACCGTCAGCGTGCAGCACAACGTCGGCATCCAGTTGCAGTTTGACGACCTGCCGCAGTGCCGTTACCTGTCGTTCACGCCGTTTCCGCGTTCGACGTCCGTGTGGGGCATGTCGCTCATCGCGAAGATGTGGACGACGATCGATGAGCACACGTGCTGGCGCAATCTGTCAGCCGAAGCGGCCGAGAAGCGCGTCCATGCGCCACTGCTGCGGCAGCGGAACTCGCCGTGGAAACCCGAGGTCCAGCCGTTCGGCACGGAAGCGGTGATCGATGTCGCGTCGATCACGGGCGACGTCGCGCAGTTGCAGATGTTCGACGCGCCAGAGGGCGTCTTCCTGAAGACCCGCGAGACCGAGGAAGCCGGCGAACGGCAGAGCGGCCTGAATGACGTCGCGATGCTCGGCGGGTCGTCCTCGGCCGGCGGCAGCCGCGGCGGCCACGCGACGGCGACCGAAGTGCAGACCGACGCGCATGCGTCCTACGTGCGCGTGCAGGCCGTTGTGGACCGGGCGCAGGAGTTCGTCGCGGACTGGTACTACCTGCGGCATCAGCTGTGGAAACGCGCGTTGGCGGGCGGTGTGGCGGCGAAGATGCCGCCGGGCACGGCCGCGCTGCGCGGGCTCCAGTCGCGCGGGATCTTCGCGGACGCGAATGGCCCGCTCGACTTCACGGCGCAGGATCTCGAAGGCACCTGGCGGTTCAAGCCGCGTGGGTCGGTCGAGACGGCCGACGTCTACCGGCTGCGCGACGACCTGATCGGCTTCATGGAGAACGTCCTGCCGGCGATCATGAAGTTGTCGCCGTCCTTCGCGCAGTTCGTGCAGGGCAACCCCGCGTTCATCAAAGCGATCTTTCAGGACGCGATCCGGCTGTTCCGCATGGAAGCGCTGCAAACGCAGATGAACCAACTGATGCAGCAGTTTCAGGCGCAGCAGACGCAGCAGGCCGCGCTCGCGCCGCCGGCTGGCCCGGCGGGGCTGCCGCCCGGCGCCGGACCGGCCGGTGCCCCGCCAGTCGCCCAGCCCGGCGTGGGCGGCCCGATGATCCCTGGCGCGCCTGGCGGGCCGGGCGGTCTGGGCGTCCAGAACTTCGCGCCAGTCGTCGCGCCGACGATTGCCGTGGGAGGGGCCGGTGAGCCAGTACCGACAGCCGCGGCCGGATGATCGCCGCTACGACTTGGCCGATCCGCAACTACGGAAGTGCCAGCGCAAGATCCGCTTTCGCAGCCGCGGTGCGGCGCGCGATGCGATGCGGCGCGTGCAGCGCGAACGGCCGCGACCGGGCGACGACACGCTGAACCCCTATTACTGCTCGAACTGCGGAGGGTACCACTTTGGACACAAGACCACACGACGAGACGACGACCCAGGCGACTGACGAAGCGAAGAACGAGATCGCGGCCCTGACCGAGTTGGCGCAGTCGCCCGGCTGGGCGCTCGTGACGAAAGCCTTTTCCTCGCTCGCGTCGCCCGCGCACGTCCTCGATTCCGCCCACGGCCTGCTGAAAGATGCGTCGGCCTTGGGGTCGCAGAAGCTCGAGATCGGGCTGCGCCAGATCCTCTCAGAGGGGTCTGCGGTCGCTGCCGTGCTGACGTTCCCGCAGATGCGGATCGCGCAATTGCAGGGGCCGAAGACTGGCCCGCAGGAGCCGCGCGGGATGCCGCTCCCCACGCCCGAGTCGCGCGTGCGTCACTTCGTGAGGCGCGGATGACGGCGCTGCGCATGCTCGGCTCGCGCGTGCTGCTCAAGCCGATTGACCCGGCGCCGCGTTCGGACCTGATCGCGCTGACGGACAAGTCGTGGACGTTCGCGGCCGAGGTGGTCAATCTCGGTCGGCCGCGGTGTGCGTCCTGCGGCCACCCTCTCACGGTCGACATTCAGGTCGGAGACCGCGTGTACGTGCCCGCGTCGAAGGGGCACGAAATCACCATGAACGGCGAGACGTTCTGGGTGCTGGACTTCGAAGACATCGGCGGTCTTTTCGTGGACGAGGTGACCCATGCCTGACGACGCGGCCCTGATCGGACTGGAAACGGACGGCGGCGAGGCGGTCGCGCTGCCGGCGGAACTCGCCAACCCAGAAGCGCCCGGCGCGGCAACTGAACCCGCAACTCCGGCCGAGCCCTCCGCGCCCACGCCCCCGCAGCCGGCCGACCCAGCCGCGGCGGCCACCGCGTGGGAACGGGAACGTGCCGGCCTGCTGCGCGCGCTGTCGGAGGAGCGCGACGACAAGAAGACTCTGCGCGATCAGGTGAACCGCCTGAGCGGCATGGTCGAGGCCATCGCCAAGCCGACCGTAACCGCTCCAGTCGTCGAACCCGGCCCCACCGCGGCGGACCTCGAAGACACGGCGCGGTCGCTCGGCCTCTACAAGGCGGACGGGTCGGGCCAGCTCGACCTCGTCGCCGCCAAGAACGTCCTGGCGCGCGAAGCGCAGCGGACGCGGGCGGCCGTCGAGCAAGTCGTCGAGGAGCGCGTCAAGCCGCTCCAGACACACGTCGAGACGCAGCAGGCGCAGGCGGCCGTCAGTTCGATCTTCGAGGCGACGCGCGGCAAGGGCATCGAGGACCGCTTCACGCAGGCGGCGATCCAGAACTTGACAGGTGGCGACCCGCGGACGCTGATGCAGCCAGGCGTGCAAGTGCTCGTGACGCTCACGGCGGCGGGCATGAAGCAGATGATCGCTGGCGGGGCTCCCGCCACAGCGGCCACGGCTGCGGCGGCGGCCTCGGCAGCGGCAGCGGTCGTCAACGCTGGTGCCCCAGCGGCCCCGGCCGCTCCCGCCGCCCCCCCGGCGTTCGTGGCCGACACCGGGGCGCGCCCGGCGACCGCCCCGGCGCCCGAACTGTCGGCGCTCGAAAAGAAGACGATGCGGTCGCACGGCATGAAGGTCGAGGAGTTCCGCGATTTCACGAAGGCCCTCGACAAGGCGAACGAGTCGGGCCGCGGCATTCCCGCTAGCGGTATCGCACTGGAGGACTGAACCTATGGCGAAGGACAAGCAGGCCGTCAAGATTCCCGCCGACTTCGCGGTGGCCGAGCGGCGATTGCAGCACGGCGATCTGGCCGAACTGTCGCGCGGGTCAAACATCGAACTCGTCGGGCAGCCGTGCCCGATGGTGCTCTACTGGGCGCCGATCAACGGCCAGCCGTCCCCGTGGCACATGATCAACGTGCTCGGCTGGCAGTACGTCACACCGGCCGACCTCGGCGGCAAGCCGTCCGACCTCGGCCTGGACGAACAGGACGGCCGGATCGTCAAGGGCGGCCGCGACGATCAGGAAGTCCTGTTCAAGATGCCGAAGCATCTGCGCGAGCGGATCGCGTTCAAGAAGACCGAGGACTTCACACGCAAGCTCACGGACACCTCGAAGTCCAAGAGCGTCATCCAGAAGGGGCTGTCGGACGCGGGCGACGACCGCTCGGCCGAACTGCTCGGCAAGATGGAAGGGACACTCGAAGGCGGGGCGGCGCACCGGCTGGCTCGCGCGGTGGAATCCGAACCGGAAGAAGTCAAGTAGGGCTCGGCCATGGTCACAAAGCCCAACGCCGACAACGTCCTGCGCGCGGCCGTGCGCGCCGTGGAGAAGGCCGACGGACACCGCGGGCGCGCGGCTGTGGCGCTCGGCATCCCGGTCGGGACGCTCAAGGATCGCCTCCGGCAGGCCGTCACCAGCGGTCTCATTCAGGCGTTCCCGCGGACGTTCTTGGCGACCCGGTACGCCGCCGAAGGCGAACGCCCGGAGCAGACGATCGATGACGACCTCGCGCGGCAGAAGTCCCGCGTCGGCCAGAAGGACGTCGAGCGCAAGTACCAGGAGTCGCTGGCGACCATTGACGCGCAGCGCCGGGCGCTCGAAGCCTCCTACGCGCTTGCGCGGCCGGTCGAGACGGTCGTCATCGAGCCGAAGCACGGCGGCAGCACGTCGGAAGCGACGGCCATCGCGCTCGCGGGCGACTGGCACATCGAGGAGGAAGTCGGCAAGGAAGTCGGCGGCCTGAACGTCTACAACCTCGACATCGCGCAAGCCTGCGCGGCGCAGTTCTTTCGCGCCGTCGTCAGCCTGACGCGCATGTCGCAGCAGGACGTCAAGATCGAGCACCTGGTCCTCGGCCTGCTCGGCGACTTCATTTCCGGCGACATTCACGACGAGCTGCGCGAGCGGTGCCAGCTCCGGCCGACCGAAGCGATCGTGATGGCGCAGCGGATGCTCGTGTCGGGCATCGAGTTCATCCTGAACCACTCGAAGGTCAGCATCCTTGCCGTGTGCAAGTCGGGGAACCACGCGAGGACGACGAAGAAGGTCTTTGTCTCGAACGAGCAAGGGCACTCGCTCGAATACCTGATGTACCAGCACTTGGCCGCGCACTTCCGGTCCGAGAAGCGGGTGCAGTTCCAGATCGACGAGTCGTACCACTCGTACGTCCAGATTTACCGCGAGACCGCGGCCTTCCACCACGGGCACCATGTCAACTATCAGGGCGGCGTCGGCGGCCTGACGATTCCAATGAACAAGGCGATCGACCGGTGGAACGAAGCGCGACCGGCCACGGTGTACTTCAACGGCCACCATCACACGTCGCTCGACGGGGAGCGGTTCGTGTCCAACGGCTCGATGATTGGGCACTCGGCCTTCTCGGTCAGCATCAAGGCCCCGTACGGCGAGCCCCGGCAGTGGTTCAACCTGATCGACAAGCGCCGCGGCCGCACGGGCCGATGGCCCATTCTCTTCGACAACCGAAAGGCGACTCGTGCGGCGTAGCGGGTACGGCACACAACGTATCGAAGAAGCCGCTCGGCGGCTCGTGGACGGCCCGCGCTCGGCGGCCTACGGTGCCCCGCCCGACTCCATGCGGCGGATCGCACTCGCGTGGTCGGCTATTCTCGACCGGCCCGTCACCGGCAAAGAGGTCGCGCTGTGCATGGCGGCGCTGAAGCTCTGCCGGGAAGCCCACAAGCCGAAACGAGACAACCGCGTCGACCTCGTCGGCTTCGCCCTCATCGCGGACATGGTCAGCGAGTGAGCTGGGAGTGGAAGACGACGCCCCGATCGACGGCGGCACGCTCTGCCTCTGCTGCGGGTCGGAAAGCCTCCACTGGTGTTGCTTCGCGAGGACCGCGGATGCGGGTGATCTACATCGCTGGCCCGTTTCGGGCGCCGAACCCCGACGGTACCAACAACGCGTGGCGCACGCAAGAGAACATCATGCGCGCCATGGATCTCGCGCGTGAGGTGTGGCGGCTCGGCCACGCCGCGCTCTGCCCGCACGCCAACACGATGTTCTTTCAGAACACCGCGCCAGATGCCGTGTGGCTGGAAGGCGACCTTGAAATGATGCGGCGGTGTGACGGCGTGCTGCTGGTCGAAGGCTGGGAGCAGTCGCAGGGCGCCTCAGCGGAGGCCGAGGAAGCCGTCACGCTCGGCATTCCGATCTTCTCGAATCTCGAACGCCTGAAGACGTGGCTCGCGCTCTGGGGCGACGCTCAGGCCGCGATGACGGGCGCCCGGAGCGAGGCCACGACGCGCAGCCGGTAGTCGCGGTCTGCGACGGCCGCCGTCCACGCCGCGACGCGCACGTCGAATGCCTGAACAATACAGCCCAGCGACGCCTGGCCGGGATGCGCGATTGAATCCCCGTGCAGGCCGAACTCCGACCGGCCGAACATCTCCGTGCCCGGCAGTGGTTCGAGCCAGATAACGTACGGCCCGTGCGTGGCCGTATCGACCGGCTTCTGCATGATGTAGTCGCCGCACGGGAGCGGCCCGACATCGGCGACGGCCTGCATGTCGGGATTGTTCTTGCCGGGGCCAAGGCCCGCGTACCCGACGCCGAGCACGTGTCCGGCCGCGTCGAGCAGGGCGCCGGTCTTCTGCACGTACGTCAGCATGTTACCGCCCGACGACCGTGGCGATGGCGTGCCAGCCCTTGATGAGCCCTTCCACGACGGCGACGGCCAGCGCGGCGACCATCGCCGTGATGCGGCGATCGATGCGCGAGTCTTTCTTCGCGTCCGACTCGCTCGTCTCCAGCGTCTTGATCCGCTCGTCTTGGCGGGCGATGTCTTGCTCGGATGACCCGAGGCGGCCGTTGAGCGCGTCGAGACGTTGATTGACCTGCGCGAAGCCGGCGCGCTGGTCCTCGCGCATTTCGCTCCACCGGCTCAGGAATTCTTCGCGACTCAGGTCCACAATCCTCACCTCAGCCCGCGGACCCGGCCGTTGACCACATGGCCGCGCGGAATGGCCCGGTTGACGTGCAGGGCCGCCGTGCGGGGCATGGCGCCGATGCGGAGGATGCCGGGGCTGAACTTCGCCGGCTTCGGGACGGCGGCCTTCGGGATACCGGGCTTGAACGCCATTACTGGCCCCCTTTCTTCGGTCGGAACTTGGCGAACGTCTTCGCGAGACGCGCTTCCTTGCCGAGCGCGCCGGGCGCGCTGGCTTCCTTCTTCGCGTAGGCCGACGTCGACATGCCGGCCTTGGCGGCCTTGGCCTTGAAGACGCCCTTGCGCAACGGCTTCACCGCCGCCTTCATGAAATAGCCGGAATGATGCTTGTTCACGATCCGCCTCCGCGGTTCGCCGCTGCCAGCGGCACATTGATCGGGTCTTGCGGGATGTTGACCGGCACGGACGCGCCGGCGCCGCTCAGCGACTGATTGACGACCGGAACGACGGTGCCCGTGATCGATGCGATGGACGCGAGCGTGCGCGCGACCGTGGCGGCGTCGCCCGCGCGAATCGCGCTCGACAACGTGCCGAGCGCGCGCGCCGTCGCAATCTTCGTCGTGTAGCCGGAATCAGACGCGACTTTCAGTGCCGCGCCGAGAAACCCGCCGATCTGCGCACCTTCGATGCCGCCGAGCGCCGCGCCCCCGGACGCCCCGAGCATCGCCGGCATGATCTTCGCGACCGCGGCGAAGTTGCCGCCCTTCGTGGCCGTGCGGTTGATCTCGTCGGCGGCGTCCATGACGTCGGACGCCTTCTGCCAGATGTTTAGGTTGGCGTTGGCCGCGGCGAGCTTCGGATCGGACTGCGCGAGCGCGTCGCGAATCGCTCCGGCGGCGGCTTTGTTGCCGACGGAGTTCTGTTTCGAGGCCGTGTTCTGCTCAGACGTCGAGGCGATGGATGGCGAGTAGTCGGACCCGGCATCATAGTCCTGCCGAATCTTCCGAAGATCCTCGTATGTCGCCATGGGGCCGAGCTGTTTGAGGCGATTGATCGCGCCTTGGATGACCGCGATCTGTGGCGCGCGGTTCGGCCCTTGCACGGGCGCGCCGATCGGTCGACCAACCACGTTCGGCGCAGCCTGCACCTGTCCAGTCATCGGATCGCGCGTTTGACGAGACGGTAGTAGGGGACGTCCGCCCGGTCCTTCCAGACTCGGCACGAGTCGATTCGCGTCGATCGGCTGCGCCGTGAGGGCGTCAATCTTTGATTGCAGTTGGGCGATGATCGGGCCGGTGTCGATCGCACGGCCAGGCCGTCGATCCGCTTCCGCCGCCTTCCATGCATCGGACGCCGCCTGTAGGTTCGTGTCGACGAAACTCGCCAGTCCGCTCGTCCGCACCGCGTTCGGTCCAGCCGCGAGCACATCCGGTGCGACATCGGCCGCGGTGGCCGAGAGCTTTTTCCCGGCCTTGCTCCGGCCCCAGCCGTTCTGCGGCCCCATAGCGGAGGCGATCCGAGACTCCGCGCCCGCCTGCGCGGCATCGGCCACGGTCGGGGCCGCCGCTTCGGCCGCGATATCCGCGCCGCCGGACATCAACGTCGGCCCCGCGAGCGCCGCCGCGTCTCCGAGCGCCTTCGCCGCCTTCGTGTGGTCGCCCGAGCGCACCGCCGACAGCAAGTCATCCGCGATCGGCCCGACGACCGGCACCGTCCCGAGAAAGTGCAGCGCCGCCGTCGAGTGATCGCCCTGCGCGAGGGCCGTGCGGGCCGCCGCGAGACGCTGCGCCGACTGCGCGATGATCGGGTTGATGATCGCCGCAGCCACCGGGTCTTGACCGTGGATCGCCGCGTCCCATGCGGTTTTGATCGCGGGCGCCGGGTTCAGGTCGCTGATGAACTGCTGCGCGCCGACCGCCAGCGGCCCGTTCGGGTCGTTCAGGTTCGGCGGCGCGCCGACCTTCGCGGCCGAAGGGTCGGTCGACAGGTACGTGACCTTCGCGGCGCTCGGGTCCGTCGAGACGTACTGCTGATCGTCGGCCATCAGTCACCGCCTCCGCTGCCGAGCGCCGGCGCGTTCTGCATGTCGCCGCGCCAGCCCTTGCCGTCCCACCACACCGGAACGCCGTTGATCGTGCCGCGCGTGTTGACGGGCACGGCCGACGCGCCGCCGCCAGCGCCCGCGCCGCCCGCACGGCCGCCGCCGCCGCTGATGCGGCCCTTGACCTTCGTGATCTGATCCTGCAGCGCCGTGCGCCGGTTGTCGGCGTCCTGCTTCAACAGCTTGACGACGTCGAGCGTCTGTTTCAGCGTGGCGTTTTCGGGAAGGTAGCCCGCGACTTCCTCGCGCGACCGATCGGACAGCTGGCCCGACAGCGTCGGATTGCTCGTGATCTTCGCGATCTCGTTCGCGAAGACCTGGCGCGCGGCCTGATAGGTCGGTACCTGCGGCGCGCCGACGACCTTATCGGACAGCGTTCGCAGCGGTTGATTTGCCAGCGGCGACCCGCTGTCGATGACCTTCTGCGCCGCGGCGATGAACTGATCGGCGTTCTTGAACGCGGTATCTTCGAACGCTGATACGGCGTCGAGGTTTTTCTGTAGCTGCGTCAGCGACCCGCTGTCGGCCCTGAAACCGGCCTGCGCCGACGCAATGTCGACGTCCTGATCGAGTCCGGCGCGGACGCGCGCCGCCGCGCGGTTCATGATCGCCGCCTTGTCGGCCTTGCCGCCCATGCCGAAGCCCGGCAGCCCAGCGCCGCGATTGAACGCCGCCGCGGCGCGGTCGAGCGCGTCCGGGTCGAGCGAAATCGAGTTCGAACCGGATGCCGGTTTGTTCGCCGCTTCGGCGGCCGCGCGCTTCCCGGCGACGGTCGCCTCGTAGTTCGCCGTGGCGTCCTGCGCGATCTTTGTCGCCTCGGCCTGCGTCATCGGCGGCAGCCCGGCCGTCTTGCGCCGCTGCTGCTCGGCCACGATCGCGGCCTGTCCGGGGTTCTTTGAGGCATCGACGAGCGCGGGCTGCGCGGTCGGCGCGACTGACTTGCCGCTCGAGTCCGACACGTCGACGCCGACGACTGCCTGCAGGTCCGAGAACTTCGTCGGCTTGCCCCGGAACGTGACCGTATAGTCCGGGTGCGCGGCGATAAACTGCGCGCCCGTCGGATCGTCCGGCGAAGCGAACTGCTTGCCGACGCGGTCGAGCACGGTCTGCGCGTCGACCTTCGTCTTGGCGAGCGCCTTCGCGTTGTCGAACTTGACGGCGCTGGAGATCGTGCCGGGGTCCGTGCCGAAGACGCGCGCCGACGTGTCATCGAACAACTTCGCGGTCGCGGCGAACTGCACCGGATCGTCGATGCCGTTCAGTTCCTTGATCGCGTTCTGGACGAAGGCCGTCTGCCGCTGCTGCTGCGCCGCGCTTTCCTGCTGGAGCCGGATCAGGTCGTCCGTGTTCTGGTGCGTGTACGCTTGGTGCAGCGCGGCCTGCTTCTCGAGCTCGGCGCGCTTCTCGGCCTGCGCGTCCGACAGCCCCTTGAGCAGCCCGGCGCCCGCGAGCGGTCCGCCCGCCCTCGCGGCAATGCCCGCCATCACGAGCGGCAGCGCCTGCCGGATCGAATCCCACACGCCCGGCCCGTTCTGGATCGGCGCTGGCGCGGCCGGGGTCTGTGGCGCCGGGGCGGCTACGGGCGGCGTGTTCGCCGACGGCGCGGGCGTGACGACCGGGGCGTCGGTCGTGTCATCGGTAAACGACGCCGGAGCCGTGGCCCCCGGATCGGGGCCGCCGAGCTGGTCCGACGAGAGGATGTCAGGCACGCCCATGTTAGACCAGCCCCGAGAGGAACTGGCCGATCTGCTGCGCGAGCGCCGCATTGTTCCCAGCGTTGATGTTGCCTTGCGAGTTGTTCGAGTTGATGATCGACATGATCGACGAGAGCAGCAGCGACGGATTCGCCGCGTTCGTCACGCCGAGCGCGTTCTGGAGCGCGTTGTTTTCCGCCGTGACGGGCAGCGTCGAGATCTCCGCGCCCGTGACCGCGTTCCCGAACCCAAGCTGGGAATTGCCGGTCGCGGTCGTCGCGCCGAGGTTGAGCGCCTGCAAGAGTTCCTGCCGCCGCTGGTCGATGGTGTTCAGCTCGTAGATGTTGTTGGCCTGCTGGGCTTGGCCTCTGAGCTGCGTGTAGGAGTTCTTGATCTTGTTCACCGCGTCGGTCACGGTGCCCGACGTCGGCGACTGCCCGAGGAGCCCCTGTCGCTGGATTTCCGCTTGGATCGCGTTGTCCTGGTCGCGCTGGATCGAGTCCATCGAGGCCGTGCGGATGTTGTTGAGCTGCTGGTCAGTGAACGCCGGCCCTTGAAGCTGTTGGGCGATGTTGTTGATCGCGGCGTAGAGCGCGGCCGTCTGCGGGTTGTTCCCCGGCGGCTGCTGCGCCTGCGACAGCGCGGCTTGGACGGCTTCCCACAGCGCCATCTGCGTCGGATCGGTGAACGGGTTGCCGCCGGTCGAGCCGGGGCTGCCAGCGGTCGCCTGCTGGACGCCCTGCTGCTGCGCGAGCGCCTGCTGCATCGCCGCTTGCGCCGCGGCGCCCATGTCGGGTGGCGGGGCGGTCGGCTGCGGGTTGCCGCCGTTGCTCACGAAGGCCGGCGGCGTGTAGACGCCCGTCGTCGGGTCAACGCTCCCGCCGCCAGGAATCGGGTTGCCGCTGAGGTCCGTGGGCAGAGCCGGGGCAGGCGCAGGCGCGGGCGGCGCGCCCGTGACCGGACCGCCGTTGACCGGGCCGCCGACCGGCGTCCCCGTGTTGACGCTCTGCGTCCTCACGCCGCCGAGGTCGGATGGCGGCGTGCGCACGTCGAAGGGCGACGACACCCCCGCGGCGTTCGTCGTGATCGCGCCCGTGACTGGATTCTGGCTGAACATCGGCAGGCCGGTGTACGGGTTGGTCGGCATGCCGGGCGATGAGGCCGCAGGCGCCACGGCCGGCGCAACCGGAGCCGGGAGCGCAGCAATCGTGTTCGTCGGCTGGGCCGAGAAGCGCGAGAGCAGCGACGTCAGCAGCCCCGTCAGGTCCGGGCCGCCACTCGCCCCCGCGCTTTCGTTCCCGCGCGCCACGGGCGACCAGTCGGCCATGCCGTTGCCAAACGTCGGCCCGGCGAGGTAGTAGCCGTCGGCCAGCCCAATCGTGTTGTTGTTGCCGTAGTAGACGGCCTGCTGCCCGGTCTGGAGGTTGTAGGCGGCGTTGGTCGCATCCACCGCCTGCTGCGGCGTCTTCCCCTGCTTCAGAAGCGACAGCGCGTACTGGGACGGCAGCCCCGGCAAGGGCTGAGACGCCGACGAGCCGGGCTGCGTCGAGCGCGGCGGGTTCGTGCCAGGGAGCGGCGACGACACCGGAGGCAGCGGGTTCGTGGACCGCCCGGGGTCGAGCGGCGAGAGCGGCCGGATCGCGCTCGCGATGGGCTGCGTCGTCCGCGACGGGTCGGTCTGGTCGAGCGGCTTGAGCGGCGTCGAGTCGCTCGGCGCCGTCTGGTTGTCGTCGAGCGCGAAGGAAGACAGCATTTACTGGTACTCCTTCGGCAACATGCCGTGCGCCATGTTCACGACGTTGCCGAAGAGGGGCTGCGTCTGCTGGAAGCGCTGCTGCATCTGCGGCAGAAGCGCGTTGAGCGCGGCCATCAGCGGCGCGTTCTGCTGCTGCGCGGGGTTGCGCGACGCGAGGTTCAGGCCGATGCCGAGGCCGCCCGTCGCGAGCTTGGCGAGCTTCGGCGCGAGCGCGCTGGTCGCGCTCGTCAGGCCGGGAATCGCACTGGCCCCTGCCGTCGTGCCCGCCATCGCGGGCGTGCCGGCAGAACTCATGGTGTCCACGGCCGGCAGGCTCGCATCGGCGCCGGCTGCGCTGGAACCAAACGCGCTCGGCCCAAGAACGCCGCCGGCGATTGCCGGCGCCGCAAAGGGCGCGGCCAGAAATCCGAGCGTCGTCGCCCAATCCTTCCACGTCATCCCAGAGGGCGCGGCGCGCGTCTGGCCCGCGTTCGGTCCACTGAGCGCCGTCATTTGCATGTTCTGACCGTCGCCGCTGTACACGTCGGCCTCTGGCGCACGTCCGCCGGACCCCACGCCCAGCAGATTCAGCGTGTCGACCTCTTGGCCCGCGTGCGGCCCCGTCGCGAAGACGATCGTGTTGTTCGGGCTGACGGTCAGCCGGTCGGTAATGCCGAGGCTCCCGAGTCGTTGCTGCAACCGTGCGAGGAGTTGCTGAGAATCGTTCGCCATCGCCTCACCCTTCCACGAAGATCGTCACGGTCGCATTCGTCACCGACGACGACAGATATACAAACTCGTTATCGGCGATCCGCGTCACCTTCAGCGGGACGAGCTGGCCGCCGACTTCCGTCGGATCGAGCACGGGGATCACCAAGTACGGCGCCGTGGGCAGCCCGTGCGGGATCGCCACTTCGCGGTTCGCGACCGACGACGTCACGAACGACACCGGATACCAGCGCAGGTTGCACGCGCGCTCGATCTGCGTCACGCCGGGTTCCGGCCGGCCCGCCGTGAAGTTCTGCAACACCTCGAGGAACGCCTGGAGCAGCGCGGGGCGCTGCGTGGCGGGCACCGAGGACAGATACGACTGCACGAGGCCGAGATTCGCCATGACCCTACGACGCGATGTAACAGCCCGACACGGACAGCACCTGACCCGACGCGAACGTAAAGGGCGTCGTCGGCGTGATGCCGCTGCCGGTGTCGTGGTCTTCGATGATCGAGACGTTGTTCGCGTCGGCGATGATGGCCACGCCGATCCGCCACTCGACACCCGCCTCGAACATCACCGCGTGACCGGCCGCGCTGTCGCCGCCCGACGCGGCCGCGACCGGCAGGGAAAACTTGTACGTTCCCGACCCGAACGTCGTCGTCGACCCGAAGACGTACACGATCTCGTAGTGAACGAACTTCCCGATCTGCACGTACTTGCCGGTAACCGACCCGTTGCCGAGCGCGGGATTAGACACCGACGCCGTCCATGCGGGCGTGTACGTCTGCGCCGATCCGGTCGCCGACGCCGTCTGCGACCGCGCGATCTCGATCCAGTTCGTGCCGTCGTAGCGCAGCAGCAGCGCCGACGCGGCGTCGGACATCACGTACGACCCGGCGCCGATCAGGGTGATATTGCCCGTGCCCGAACTGACCGTCACGACGTGGGAGACGTTGGCCGGCGTCAGCAGCAGCAGCGACCCGATGCCGAGCGAAATGCCTTCGGACACCGCGCCGAGGTTGATCGTGTCGAGTTGATCGGTGCCTGCGCCGCCTTCCGTGTCGACCTTGTGGTGAAACAACAGCGCGGCGACCACGCCCGACGCGATCGTCAGCATCGTCGGCGACTGAGTCCGCAGCCCGTTCGTCTGCACCAGATGCGACAGGCCGGACGAGAGCAGCGCCGTTTCGAGCGCGACAATCTCGGCTTGAATGCCGTTGATGTCGGCCGACGCGATGCGGTCGCCGCTGTTGTGCGTGGCGAAGCCGACGACGGAAGACGGATAGGACGCCGGCATTAGAAGCCCCTGATTTCCGGTTCAGCCTGCGACGTGTGCGCATAGCTGTAGAGTTCGGTCGGGTCGGTGCCCGTGTAGGCCAGCCCCCACGTGATCGCGCGCCCTTCGGCCGTTTCCGGCAGGTCAAAGGGAAGCTGAATGAAGCTCGAGCCGCCATAGACGGCCGAGTCGTAGAGCGCCGAGTCGTAGAGCGCGAGCGACGCGCCAATCGTGAGCGTGCGCCCGACGACCGGGACGCCGTCCACCGAGATCGAGAGCGCCAACTGGCCGCCGGCCGGGAGCACCTGCACGACGCCTTGCAGGAAGCGCGCGACGAACAGGCCCGACGACAGCGCCGGCCCGACGTAGGTCGAGACGAGCGCGACGCCGTTGGCCGTCGTGCCCACGCTTTCCTCGTAGAGAACGCCCGTCGTCGTCCGATCCCACGAGAACAACCGGCCGCGGTTGGCGGCCGTCGGTTCTGGGCCGGCCCAGAGCGAATACCCGCCAATCGCGCGGTCGGTCGTGGACCACGCCGGGATGTTCTTGACTTTCGTGCGCGCCAGATCGAGCACGTACTCGCCCGCCTGCCCCGTCTCGGCCATGACCGGCACGGCCACACGGCATTCCTTGTCGCGCTGGTGGTAGATAATCGCGAGGTTTGCCAGATCCGACGCCGAGGAGGCCGCCATCGCCGAGCGCCAGTCGACCTCGAAGTCAAACGACAGCAGCCGGTCGGTCGCCCCGTCGAACAGGTAGATCCCCTCGGCGCACCCATGGCAGAGCGATCCTTCGATGATGGCCCACGCGCGCGCGCCGAGCGCCCCGCCGGCAATCGCCGCCGACGGAATCACCTGAAAGTCGAGCGACGTCTGCCCGATGAGCAGGAAGCCGGGCACCGACGTGCCGAGCGTCACGAGGATATTGCCGAGCGGCGCGACGGCCGACAGCGTGTCGCCGGTCGAGAACGGGAGATCGATGAAGTAGTCTTCCGGCCAGACCTGATCCTGGAACAGCTCCGAGAAGCGCAGGCGCGCAGGGGCCGTCGGGTCGATGGCCCACCAGCGGTTTTTCCAGAAGACGGCCGACTTGAGGGCCGGCGGGACGTCGTGGGTCGTCGGGGCCGCCATCGCTTGGCCCCAGGTGTTCGCCGTGATGTCCAAATGCGTCGTCGTGGCGCCGGGGTTGGCGACCGTGCCCGCTTGGCGACGCACGGTTTCGCCGGACGAGACATCGCGGGCGTAGATGATGATCGTGTCGACCTGCGGGTCGGTCGTGCCCGTGACCGTCACGCGGACCGTCAGATTGCCGCCCGACGGCGTTGCCGTGACGACAGCCGATCCCTCATTCGACAGCGTGCCGAGCGTGGAATCCTCGTAGCCGTACGAAAACTCGTACTGATCGCCCGAGACGAGCGAGCCGCCCGCGATGAGGGCTTCGGTCGGCGCGACCGATGGCGCCGTGATGCCGAGCTGCGTCCACGTCGAGCCGTCCTTCGACTTCTTCGGGACGTGCACGCCGTCCATGACCGACACAATCGTCGCGTCGGACGGGAAGAAGATCGGGGCCGACCCGTCGAGGCCGGTCAGCACGGCCGAGCCGAGCACGCCCGCATCCGATGGCTTGTAGACGCTGCCGTTGGCCGCGACGAGTTCGAAGGGCGCCCCGGCCGCCAGATACGCCCGCGCGGCCCCTTGAACCTTGTGGCCGGGGCCGGCGGACCACTGCGAGAAGCCGGGCCGCGGCGTGAGCTTGCCGACGACCGCCAGCCGCCAGTTCCGCAGCGTCTGCGCCCGCTCCGGCCGCATCAGCGTCGGCGTCGTGCGCCGGTCCAGACCTCCGGTGAGATCGGCCACCCGCGACGCCGACGTTTTCACCGAAAGGGACGGACCCTGCGCGCGCGGCATGGTTACGCGATCCGGCCGCCCGCCGCGGCCAACCCGCCAGCGGCCATGTCGTTCGTGCCGCCGGGCGCCTGCGTCGCCTGCGGCAGCACGGGCGGAATGGCCCCCGCGCTGGGCCGGCCCGCGCCCCCGCCGGGCGTGATCGTCGGCGCCTGCGGCCCAGTCGGCGCCGACTGCCCGACGCTGTTGAGCATCGCCGTCAGGTGGTCGATCAGCGTCTGGTTCGGCATGCCCGAGCCGGTGAGCGACTTGAGCAGCGTCTGTGCGACGAGCGATTCCGGGCTGAAGCCGCGGGCTGAGGGGCCGTTGGCCGCGAGCGGCGAGAAGTTCGCCCGCGCGGCCGCCGTCGGCAGGTTCAGGCTGAGCACCTGCACGGCGCTTTGGAGCGGCGCGAGAGCCGATGAGGGCGATCCGCCCACATTGGACGAGCCCGGTTGAAACGAAAGCCCTGCATCCATCGTGTCACCTACTGCGGTTTCTGCCCCATCGGCTCCACGGGCGTCGGCGTGGCAATCGGGCCGGGGAGCACGGCGCCGGTCACGCGCGGGCGCCGCGACGTCACGGTCTGCCGGATGCGCGTCTCGCCGCAGTGGCACTGCGGCCGCTCGTCCGGGCCGGCCACGTTCTGCGCGTGCCCGCAGGCGAAGTGCACCGTCACCACGTGCGGCCGAACCGTTCTCCCGGCGCGTGCGGGCCGAAGCGCCCCGGCTTGCCGATCCCGACGCCCGGCCGTCGCGGCACGCGCAGCCGCTGCGGGCCGACGACCGTCGTGCGCGCGTTGTACTCGTCCACGCGCTGCTGGGCGAGCGTCTGCATGATCTCGCTGCGGTCGAGCCCCTTGCGCAGCAGTTCGAGCCGGGCGGCCGCGCGGAAGCCCAGCGCGTCGTGCCACGGCGCGATCGACCGCTTCGTCACCCCGGCGACCGTGAACGGCTCGTCGGTGTCCTGCACGAGCGCCTGCGGGCTGTAGACGTAGGGCACCTGCAAGACAAGGGTGCTGCCGTTCAGGTCCGGCGGCGGCGTCACGCCAATGATCGACTCAGCGCCTTCTTCGCGCTCGTACCAGCAATCCGGCATGCCCGGCTTGTCGGCCTGCCAGCCGTCGCGGTACTCGTTCAGCCACGGCACAGTGCGCCGCGGGAACTCCTCTTCGCCAGAAAAGACCGTCGTGTTGCCGTGCGCGTCCGTGACCTCGATCCGCGGCCCCTGCTTCGGGTTGATGAAGAGGAACGTGTCATCGGTCACGAGCTCTTCGAGGTCGTATTCGCCGGTCGCCTGCACGAGCGTGATCGGCCAGGTCTTCGATAGACACGAGGTCTGCGTCAGAAACCACGTCTGCGCCTCGTTGATCGCCGCCTTGCGCCGCGCGATGGTGAACAGCCCCGAGCGGTCGCCCGTGCCGAGGGCTTCGTCGAGGCGATCCCCGTACAGGTCCGCGAACGTCACGGGTTACGAGACCCCGATGCAGGTGATGGCGTACACGTCGCCGGTCGAGGGGGCCGTCCCGTTCGTCGTGATGACCACGCTCGCCGTGCCGGGCACGACCAGGATCGGGGCCTTCCCGGCCGCCATGCCCGTCTTGGCGGCATTGGCAGTGCAGGACGGCGCGGTCGCCCACGCCTGATTGAACGTGACCGTAAAGGGCGACGCGGGCGTCCCCGTCGCGCCCATCGTGACGAGCATCGCGGTATCGGTGCCGGACACCGAGGGCGTCGTGCCGCACGACGCCGAACAGGTCGGCGCGGTCGTCTGGCCCGATCGCAGGCGATCGATCTTCCAGTCGCCGTACGCCGTATCGCCGCTGTTGCGGATGGCGGCCGCCGTCGTATCCCACTTGATCCGGTAGTTCGAGCCGTCGCCGAAGTAGTGATCGGACAGGAGCGCGGAGGTGCACTGAATCGTCCGCGCCGAACTCAACATGCCGCAGTTGGTCGCGCCGACGCCCCAGAAGAACGTGCCGTCATTGCCCTGCCAGAGGCCCCAACCGACGTTCTCATTGGCCGAAAACGTCGTGTTGTTGCCGCCGATCGCGAAGTAGGAATCGGTGGCCTGCTGGAAGTAGAGCATCACGAGGCCGGGATTGACCGCAGCCGTGGTCGTGTTGCGAATCGCGACCATGGAACTCGGTACGCCCGCGCACCCGCCCGCGCAGGACGAGAGGCCGCCCCCGAAGATGGACAGGCCCGTGCCCTGCGCGTTCAGCTGCGCGATCGTCACGGCCGACGACCCGGAAGGCACCGCCGTGAGGAGTGCCTGCCCGTTGTTCTGGAACACCCACGTGCCCTGCTGGGCGGCCAGCGTGACCGTGGCCAGCACGAGCGCGAGGCCGAGGAGGAAGAGCTTCGGGCCGCGCATCGTCAGTTCCCCAGCACGCGGACGGTCACGCCCGTGGTACCGTCCACCGTCGTCGTGACGCGCGCGCGAATCGCCGAGAACGGCTGCTGCACGACGGTGAGCGTCTGCTGCTGCGGCGTGTTCGTCGGCGACGCGAAGGGCGCGCCAATCGGCGCCCACGCGCCCGTGTAGGCATTGACCGTCTTGTCGGGGCCTTGCGAGACGTAGGCTTCCTCGATCTGGACGGCCCCGTTGGACGAGTCGCCCCAGATGACAAAGAACTTCAGTCGTCGCGCGTGGCCGCCGAGATTGAGCGAGCCGGAGGCGGGGGCGAGCTGCCCCTTGAGCAAGACATTGTCGACTTCAGGAGTGAGCATGGGCATCCTCGAGGACACACGCCTCGGCTTGCTGAATGGCGGTCTGCGGGTTCACCAGATGCGCCTCGCCCGCGCGGCCGGGAATCATCGCGCCGAGCATCAGGTGCGGAATGCGCACGATCGGGTCGACGTAGACGCCGAAGCCCGCGGCTTTCATTTGCGAACAGAAGTAGAGGTCTTCGCCGAGCGTCTGCCCGTCGTCCTGCGTCTGCGTCTTGAACCACGGCGCGCGCAACTGACGGACGCAGGCCAGGTCGAGCAGCGTGAAGCCCATCCCGATCCCGTCAATCGGCAGCGGCTCCCGCGTGGCATCGAGCAGTTCGGGCCGGATCGACCGAAACCACGTCGGGCAGTCCTGCTTCGGCTCCAGCATGTACGACGTGACGTGCGGCTGCGTAAACGACCGCGTCATGATCACGCCGCCCACGACAGGCAGGTGATGCTTCAACAGGCGCACGACATGGCGCGCCTGCCACAGCTGATCGTCGTCGACGAACAGCAGCGCATGGCAGCCCGTGTCGAGCGCCTTCTGGACGATCTTGTTGCGCTGCGCGGCGATGTCCGACGATTCGAGGTCGAGGAGCGCCGTTTCGATGTTCGAGCGCGCGGCCAGGTCGGCCATCGCGGCCGCCAGGTCAAGGTAGGACGCGGGATAGCCGACCGCGCGATGACAGATCCCGATGCCAAGCCGCATCCGCCCTCCGAGGAAGAACAGCGCGCCGGCCCGACATGCGCGGGCCGACGCGCCGGGTTGCGCCGTGCGGGCTAGATCGCCTTGCCGCCGGCCGGATAGCGTCGGTAGCCGGTCACGTTGACCGTGACTTCCGACGCCGCCGTGGTGTTGCCCGTGGCGGCCTGAACGGAGAGCACGGTGCCGCCGGGAACGAGAATGCCCTCGTCCTCTCCACTGCCGGGCGTGAACGTCACGCCGACGTCTGAGCCCGTGACGAGCGTGAGCGTCTTGCCTGCCTGAACCGCCGATGAGCCGGCCATCAGCGTCAGCACGGCCGCGTTGGATCCCTGGTTGGCGGCGAAGCCGCTCCAGTTCGTCACATACCAATCCTCAGTGGACGGGATCGTGACCTGCCCGATGACGATGTTGGTCTGGCCCGTGGCGATGGTGCCCACCTGGGCGACGTGAACGATCGCCTTCGCGCCGTAGTCCGGACCGCCGAGTGCGTCTCCCCCGCGCGCCATGGCTTAGGCCCCCGCCGAGCCGTACGCGCCCTGCCAGCCACGTGCACAGCCGACGGACCGACGGAAGCGCATCGCGTAGAAGCGATTGCCCGACTTCGGCAGCCGCTCCGGCGGCATCGCCGAGATCGGGATGCGCGTGTAGGACACCAGCCCGTGGCGCTTGCCCTTGTAGAACAGGAACCACTGCGTATCCGACCCGCCGGCCGCCGCCGACAGATACGGATTGACGACGATCGTGATCGCGTAGTTCTTGTTGATCGGGTTGATGTCGTTCGCGTTCGTGCCCGGCAGGCCCGGCGAGCTCACGACGCGCTCGGCCGTCATCATCAGCGCGGGCGGGACGTGCAGTTCGAGCCCGTCCTGGGCCAACGTGAAGAAACCCTCTTCCGACTTCTGGTCGGTGACGAGGTCGATGATCGCCTGCTGGAGGTTCAGCGACGACAGCGCGGCGTCGCGCCGGTTGCGGGCCGTGCCGCCGAGCTTCAGCGCGTGCGCCGTGTTGAAGATCGACACGCCGTCCGGCGACTGCTCGGTCGTGAACCCGTTGTTGAGGATGCCGGCCGCCAGCGATTCCTCGGCCACGCGCGCCGACCGGGCCAGCGCCGGAGCGTACTGGTTCAGGACGTCGTAGACGTCGTCTTCCTGCGCCGTCAGCGTGATCTCGAAGCCGAGGCCGAATTCCGCCGCGGTGAGATCCTTCGAGTAGCCGGCCTGCACGAGCTGCGTCGGGAAGTCCTGGCCTTCCGGCTTGAGCGGCATCTGGCCGAACTGCACGTACGAGAAGTTCCGCTCGAACTTGCGGTCGGACGTCTCGACGGTGAAGAGTTTCTTGTAGTAGCCGGGCGTGTCCTTCAACTGCTTCTGAAACAGCGAAAAGACCGTCTTGTCGACGTTGTCGTAAAGCTGCGGGACAACACCGCGAACCTGAGCCATGCTGCCTCCGCCTTACACGCCGAACGGCAGGGACGCCGCGGCAAGGAACTTGAACGCGACCCGCGCGTTGACGGTGCCGATCCCGTTCGGCTCGACGTCGGTCGAAATGTCCGTGATGACGACCGTCTTCTGGGTGGTGTTCGTGGTGTCGACGCGCCAAATCTTGTTGGTGCCGTCGTACGTCACGCCGCACTGCAAGTCCTGATGCGTGCGGGCGAGCGCCGTGCCGTTGTCGATGACGCCGATGAACTCGCTGCCGGGCTTGGCTTCCCAGACGCTCACAAGGTTGTCGGTCGTGCCCGACGCGGCTTCGCCGGCCACGCCGACGACACCGCTGTTAGGGTGCGTGACGGCTTCGACGACGCTGTCTTCGTGACCGGAGGCGGTGTTGCGCTGGAGGATGTCGCCGACGATGAACGTCTGCGAGACGCCCTCTTTGTAGCTGCGAACCAGAAAGCTCTGGTCGCAGCGATACGGCTTGATCCCGTCGCCGGGACCGATGGTGCGGGTTACAGACATAAGCCCTCCCGCGCCTGGCGGCGCGAGAAAAAGAAACGTGCGTGCTGGTTGGGCTTGTGCCGCCGCGTCGCCTTCCAACCGAAGACGCGGGCCGTGACATGCGGCGAACTGCTACAGCAGGCGTCGGGGCCGCACGAGGCCCGATCCTGCGAGGCGTCGGAGAAGCGTGGTGGCGGGGGCGGGATTTGAACCCGCGGCCTGCTGGGTATGAGCCAGCCGTTCTAACCGGGCTGAACTACCCCGCACCAAATGCCGCGGTCGACGACTTCGCGGCGGCGGATACCTTGCGCCTTCACCAGCAAGGCGCGCAACTCCTGATTTCTACGTTCTTGTGTCCGACGCCGCCTGATGCACGATGACGCTCGGCAACAGCGCCGACGGCCCGGACTGGACCTGCTCGCTCGGAATCATCCGTGCGCAAATCTGGTAGAACGTCGCGCGGTTCTTCTCCTCGGCGCCCCAGCGTTGCAGCTCCTCGGCGCCGCCCATGCCCTCAAAGGCGTGCAGCACCGCGTCGCGGAAGGCGCGCGTGACTTTGTTCTTTGACCCCTTGGGGCGACCGCCCTTGTGGCCCTTGGCGAAGGGCCGGCCTGGTCCTGGCATTCCGTGGCCTTTTCTGCTCCGATTGCGGCGTTGGGGCGTGAACCGCAGCGGGAATCAACCGCGGCCATTGGCGGGTCTCGGACGCGGTTCAGCAGCCCCCTGATGATCTTTCGGACGATCTACCGTGCCTGTCCACGGGCGGGGGCGTCATCGTCTCGCTCATGGTCGCCGTCCTCCGCTGGCTACTTTCTGAGCCGCAGCTCTTTCAGCGTCCGTTCGCTACTTTCTCTCAACTCCAGGTCTGCTGCCGATTCTAGCCTGTCTGTCCAGCCCCTCAATGAATTGATGATTTTGCTAAGGATTTGCCCTATTGACAGACGGTGGCTGTATTTGTAGGATGGGTCTTGTGGATGGGCGTTGGGCCTGTCCGGTGCGCCTCGACCAGATAGGGGCGGAGAACCACACCATGACAATCACGACGACGCGCTGGAGCTGGAAGAACGAACCGGAACTGATGGCGCGCTTGCAGGATGCCCAGAACGACGACCGCAACATCAATCGAGACATCATGACCTTCGCGGGACTGTGCAGTAATCGCGAAGAACTCCAGCGACACGTCGAACGCTACGAGCGCTACGCGAATGGCGGCCGTGACTAACCATCCAAATCGAGGGGCTGGACCGAGGAGAAATCCTCGGCCAGCCGAGATCGTGTCGGCGCGAAATGAGGCCAGGCTGACGCAGACTCAAGCCGCCGCAGTCGTCTACGTAACCCTCTCTGGCTGGCAACGCTGGGAGCAAGGGGAACGGCCGATGCATCCGGCGTTCTGGGAGTTGTTCCGGCTCAAGACCCAGTGACATCAGGTCCAGCCCTCAGCGGGGCGAGCGCGGCTCGTAGTTCAACAATCTCCGTCACGTCGCGTTCATGCTGACGCAGAGACGGGTCGAAGTCGGACGGATAATTGTTGCGCTGCCGCAGCAGTTCGTCTCGCTCCCGTGTGACCTCGGTGAGCTGGGCCTGAAGTTGCAAACTTTTACGAGCGAGCTCGACGAGTTTGAGCACACCCTTCGGCGTGACGCGCTTCGTCCGCTGTGCTTCCTCGTTCGTGGCCCAGTGCTCAAAGCCTTCCAGCAGCAACTCGTCAGTCAGGCCGTCTTCCGTCTCGCTCATGGGCGATGGCCTCCGCTGGCTGATTTCATGCGTTTTCCCTAGCATTTTACCCGCTTGACACCATTATACCGTTGGTATATTCTGTCTCAGTCGTCGCGGTTGACGGCAGACGCGCCTCGGTCGCTCAGGGGCAAGGGAGTGGGCCATGAATCGTCACGCGCGCAAGTTCTGGGACGAGCTTTTCAACGAACACATTCGCATGCCTGGATTTCCAGCGCTCATCGTCACGCGCGCTCGGGCTCGTCGCTGGTTCGTGGAAGCGGGTTGGAATCTCGATCAGCGCACGCCGCAAGGGCAGTCCGTCGACCGGATGGTGTTCTTGCCTACGGCGCTGGACGAGCCGCTGACCGATGGCGAGTTCACCGAACGCTGCCTCGCCGCGATGGCCGAGCATGAGCGCAACCGGGAGGAGTAGATGCCGAATCACCCGAACCGCTCGAAACTGAATCCATCGGCCGCACGCAACCCGAAACCTGCTGAGATTATGGCGGCACGTGAGAAAGCCGGATTGAACCAAACCGAGGCCGCGGCGCTCCTCTACTCGACACAGCCAGCGTGGCAGCGTTGGGAAACCGGCGAACGACCAATGCACCCGGCCTTCTGGGAACTCTTCAAGCTGAAGCTGCTTCACGGCCGTCCTCCGTCCTGAGCGGGCGGGGCGGGGAGATGTTGCCAGTGGCTCACGCCTCCCACCATGTAATCGCCGTTGTTCCACGCCGGAATGCCGCAGTAGGCCGACCAGCGCAACACATCAGCGCGCGGCGCAGCTTCGGCGTGATTCGGCCAGCAGAGAATCCACGTCCCATCCTTCGGGGCCGTCTCGATCGGCTGCCACGGCGACTGACGGGCGGCTCTCGCCTGCTCTTGCTCGCGCGCTAGTTCATCGCTAATCCGCACAATCTCTTCATCTGACATGGAAGCGAGCTTTGACCGAATAACTGACTTCATCTCAGCGCCGAATGCGC